CCATGCTTCTTAACAAAGTGCATAAATACTTGACCAGAGTAATACTCTTCAGGACCATTGCACTCTTCTCTCCAATGCTCAATATCCATTCCTGGATAGATAACAGCATCGCCTTCAGCTAAGTCAATTCTTTTTCCACCCATATATATAGGGTATGAGTAATGATGAGAACGCCCTAGCTGGAGAGTCACGCTAACCTCACAGGCAGGTCTATCAGTATGAGGCTCTAATTTATTCCCATTAACATACAGTCTTGCATAAGAGTATGTTGGGATTAACTCTTCTCCAACAGCATTTTCAATTCTAGGCCACAATCTTTCTTGCAATGTTTCAAACAGCAGTTCATGTGTTAGTAATGTTTTGGAATCAGGCACTTGTGAATCGGTATGCTCTGTCCCTACATCTACATTTCTCATTAAGGCATGAGTTAAATATTGGCAAAACTCTTTAGGAATAATCCTAGGAATTAATAATACGTTATCTTGCATTGCTTACCTCTCAGTAAATTTGGCAACTACTCCACCATTTCTTACTACGTTGATATCTTTTGTAAGCATAGCATAATTCAATTGTTTTGTTTGTAATCCGTTAAAGGTAACTTCCTCACCTTCAGTAATTAATAAGAATGAATTGTCTTGCTGAGGCACTACGCCATCAGACTCAATCATTTCTACATCATATTCTTTGTCGTTTGGTTGAGGTAATATAAGAACCCAAGAGCATCCGTTAGGACCAACAGTGTATGTTAGTCTTGATGAATTTTTAAAAGAGCTTAAGTCTTGCCATTGCTTTACGGGTAAATCCATCTCATTTAATGTTCCATCCGTTACATGGACAGAGCCTTCAACTAAATAGAATTGATTTTGCGTATTGTTTGGCATAGAGTTTGGATGCCTTACTATGCCGTTCGGTCCAACTCTACCAAAACATATACTGAATCCTCGACAACTTATGTGTTGCATTATCCTCATGGTATTTGTACCTCATTAACATAGGTGACTTCAAGCTCGGAATGAGAATTTATAATATCATTTACACTATACTCAAACGTCTGTCCCACTACAGCTTTCCATGCGTTTATCATAGTCGTGTTTTGTTTTGCATCTTCCTTTGCTTTTTGTTGATTAGCTAAAGCAATGCCTTGATCTGCAATACGTTTCTTTAACATTTCCATGTCAGTAATATCTGGGTACATTTCTGTGGGTTGAAAAGCATACTCAGTATAATCGTCAGGATTGTTTGTTGTCGTTTCATCTGAAGAAAAGCAAACAATTATAGAATTGCTTTCTTCATCATATTTCTTAATCTTCATTTTAATAGTATTCATAAATTTCCTTTAATTAGCTAACTCCACCTTGTCTTGTTCCTGTAGCACTCCAAGTAACGAATGGATTACCAGTCATGTATCTTCCTGCACCACCACCTGCACCAGGATTCCATGTTTGTGATGCGGTGTTAGGATTAGCAGGTCCATCAGGCTCTCCTGCAGAACCATTTGCTCCTCTAGCACCACCAGTTCCTCCTGCCCCTCTCCACCAGGTGGCAGGCGAACCAGTATACCTTGGACCACCAGCTCCACCAGCAGTGCTAGACCCAGAAGAGCCTGCAGAACCACCAGATCCACTAAAACCACCACCAGCACCAGGATTAACTCCTGCACCACCACCACCGCCTGCACCGCCAATTTTAGAAATATTAGGTCCGCCTTTAGGGGTAGTGCCAGTCTGAACTAATGCAGCTCCAGATGCACCACCACCACCGCCTGCTCCTGCTAAAGTGCCTGCATTATTAATGGTTATTGGTCTATTAACATAAACCGCATTGCCTGCAGTAAACCCAGGTTGTGCTGGTAGGTTTCCCGAAGGACTACTAGGTGGACTTGAACCTGCACCTCCACTACCACCAGCTCCTAACACAGTTCCATTATTAACTACAGTAATAATATCGCCTGCACCAAACGCATTAGGAACAGAAAAAGCATAAGTCCCTGTTGATGTTGATCCTACAGTAACTCCAGGGTTAATTGTTGCTGTGATAGTAGTAGCTCCAGGAACGTATGCTGGGTTTGCAGATACAGCAGTATATAAATCGTAGTTGTTAGTGTTAGATGCTATGGTAATATTAACCAAAACTGCTGAAGCAGCACCATAAAAATCACCAATGGCTATAGTCCCTGATGTTGGAACTCCTGTGTTAGATGGACTGTCGGATACTAATCCTCCACCACGATAGTATTCACTTAAGCCATGTGGAGCTGATCCACCAAACTCATCAACAATATCAGAGACACCTAATACTCCAGAACCAGGTAATGCCATTTATTGTTTCCTTCTTGAATGCTCTATGTGTGTATCTAGTTCCTGCTTTAATTCTTTGATTGACTCAATAAGCAATGGAACTAATTTATGGTAATGTACAGTTAAATAATTTTCATCAATTGGTGCTGGGACTACAATCTCAGGTAGAATTTTTTGTACCTCTTGTGCAGACACACCAACCTCAGGTTTAACTTCATAGCCTAATCTTTCAGCTAGTTCATTTGCTGTGTAATGAAAGCCATTTAATGTCATAACTTTATCTAAAGCATTTTCAATATTACCTTTCTTAATCTTCAATCGATCATCTGAGTAGTATGCAACTACATCATTGGTTGCTCTAATCTCACCAGTAGTTCCTGATCCAGCAGTACCTGCTCCAATAGAGTTAAACTGTACGTTACTACCTGTTCCAACTCCCAAGGAAGTTCTTGCTGTAGCACCTGTTTCTGCTACCCAGTTTGCACCATTACCAACAATAAAGTTACTATCGGTTACTGCTAGTGCAGCAAGGTCATCTAACTGTGCATCCCATGCTTGAACATTAGTTCCAATTGCTAATCCTAAATTAGTTCTTGCAGTGCTGGCAGTAGTGACATCACTTAAGTTATTTGCTGGGGAAAGTGGAGTATAGGTTAAGGCATCTGTTACATCAGAGCTTGTTAATGTGACTGCACCTGTTCTACTATTGAATGACAATACAGCTCCAGTCGTATCAAAAGCCGCTGGGTTCCATGCTGATCCTGTCCAAATAAATAGTTTGTCAGTTGTGGAGTTCCAATACAATGCTCCAGTTATTAAAGTATTCCCATCATTGTCTGTTGTTGGGGCAGAAGACTTAGCTCCAAGGTAACGATCATCAAAACTATCAAAGCTATCAGCAGCGCTTGTTGCACTAGCCGCGGCATTGGTTGCTTCAGTAGCTGCTGTTGTTGCACTGGTTGCAGCCGCACTAGCAGATGTGCTTGCATTACTTGCTGATGTTGAGGCATCTGAAGCCGATGTGCTTGCATTACTTGCTTGTGTGGTAGCAGTTGATGCTGAGGCTGAGGCAGATGATGCGGATGTTGACGCAGCTGATGCACTACTTGCTGCATTGGTTTCTGATGTTCCTGCGTTAGTTGCTGCGGTACTAGCAGTGGATGCACTACTTGCTGCGTTAGTTGCACTCGTTGAAGCTTCACTAGCTTTGGTTGTTGCTGTACTAGCAGAAGTCGCTGCATTAGTTTCTGATGTAGCTGCATTAGTTTCTGAATTAGCAGATGCGGTAGCTGATGTAGCGGAAGCAGTTGCAGAAGTTGCAGCGTCAGTTGCAGAAGTTGATGCTTCACTAGCTTTGGTCGTAGCCGTTGTCGCTGATGTACTTGCCTCACTTGCTTTAGTTGTTGCAGTTGATGCTGATGCTGTTGCTGAAGTTGCAGAGCTAGTTGCACTGGTTGCTGACGAAGCAGCAGATGTAGCACTAGAGGCTGCATTTGTTGCACTGGTAGCTGCATTAGTTTCTGATGTTTCAGCATTTGTTGCAGCGGTACTAGCAGTTGTTGCAGAGGAAGCAGCATTAGTTGCAGATGTTGATGCGGCACTTGCACTAGCTGCGGCATTAGTCTCAGCAGTCTCGGCATTGGTCTCTGCGGTTTCAGCGTTAGTTTCACTGGTAGCAGCGGCACTAGCAGAAGCAGCAGCAGCGGCAGCACTTGCAGTAGCGGAAGCGGCATCTACAACCAGATCCCATTTAGCTGAGTCAGCGTTAGATGATATAGGTAATACGCCAGAAGATGTGTGTGCTACCTGACAGATGTATACGTTATCATTACTTGTATCTTTAATTAAATCACGCTTGTTATATACTACGCCTGCTGCCCAGTCACCTCTCCAGTCACCAATTAGTTCACCAATAGTTGGGTTCCCATCCGTATCAAATGCTAAGGTTTTGTTTGCCCGAACAGTGTTGATAGGCAATGTCATGTCTATGGTAGTAGGATCAGTGTTAGGTGCGCGTAGTGATCGGTTAGATTGTTCTAAGTTTTGTTGGGTAAATATAGTTAGACTATCAAACTCATCGTTCAATGACTGTGCGAATAACGGGCCACCAGTAGTAAAGTCTGTTGATCTTTCAATAGCTCTATCGCCAACAATAGTAATACGATCATCAGCATCTGGTGTAGTAGGAACGTTGGTTCCAGTAACAATAGTTACATTACCTGTACCAGTACCACCAATAGATACCGTATAGTCAGTAGTAAGTGTAAGCTCAGTCTCATTGAAGTATACGGCAATGTCTGTCTCAGCTAATACCTCGAACGCAAAAGCATAAGGACCTGTACCAGCAGATCCTGTGTAGACTATGCGCCTAGTTGTGTTTGATATATCAATTGCCATATGTTTTTCCTCTTGTAAATTCTATCATATTTAGGGTGAATAATCTAGTAGTAATCATATACACCTTCCTCTTCTGAGGCGATTGCTTCTTGATCTAAGTATCTTTCTAACTCAGGATAATACTCAAGCAACTCAGGTATAGCCTTACTGTAAGCAGAGGTCATAGTATTTCTAATGGCTCGTTGTGCTTTCCTTAAGTCCTCTGTTCCTTCTTGATCTTCAACCGCATCTACCACAGCTTCTTCTAGTTCACCACCGGCAGTTACAATCTCAATCCACTTGTTGTATTGTGCAGCAGACATATCATATCCTTGGTATTTTTTTGGAGGTGAGTATACTGGAACTCGCATACTAACTAATGCTGCATACGCAGGACTAAACGTACCATCAGATCTTGTGAAAGGGTTAAACGCTTCACCCCAGTTTCCTTTACCTATAGTAACTTCTTTACCAGTAATCGGGTCACGCCTTAATGGCAAGGTGTCACTGTAGAATGGGATGTGTGCTGTGTATTCATTCCATGCTGTCCAAAATCCCTTAGCAGATCCACCAAACAAATCATTATAATCTCCACCTTCAGATACCATCGTTAAAGACTTCTCTGGGGACATGACTCTTTCTGCAGTGGATACTGCACTACTCATAGCTCCCAATGGAGAACCCTTCACGGCAAACTCAGTAGCTTTCTTAGTTAATCCTTCTATGAAACTTACTGCTCCATCACCATCAAATGAAGATGCTCCGCTCAACATAGAGTTAAGCTCAGCCATCCCTTGCAACATAGGTAAGTCACCAACCATATCAAAGCCAGCCATCACAGCAGCACTGACTATCTTTTGTGTCTGTTCTCTTGTGCTAAGGTTTTGTGAGTTGGCCTTACTTTGCAGTTGGAAATATTCTCCTAGAGTTGCTGATATAGCTAGTATCTGACCAACGGGTTGCAAACCAGCATAGGATATATAATACTTATCTGCCCCAACACTAACTGGAGTCATTGATTGTAGCTTAGCTAATGCAGATGGACTAACATCAGACTTATTTATAACAAAAGAATATGGTCTCCATCCAGTAGCTTTTAGCGTTTCTAATTGTGTAAAGTTTTTAGGGCCTGACCCAGTGATTTGACCTTTTAATCCACCTTGATAAGCCGCAGTACCAATTACCCCTGAGGATAATCCAACCCTAGCAATAGCTAGATCAGCTTCTCTGCCTCCAGCCTTAAACCCCTTAAGAAACTTTGGACTCATAAACATTGCCGGTGATCTTTTCCCTGCCTCTAGCACTAAGTTGGTTGGAGTTCTGATGAATGGAAAGAACATCTTACCTACTGGAGAGAAAGATTCATTGCTTACAAAGTCTTGTATCTTTTTAAGACCGCCTTCTAACTCATTGGTAAAGGTTAAACGCTTTGATGATTCTACAGCCTCCTTAACTAACTCTTCTGGTGGAGCAGCTCTAAGCTTAGCCATATGGTCAGCAGCTTGCTTAATTGCATCCACATCATCTACTCCATCTGCAACAAGCTTAGCGTATAGATCATCTCCAGATCTGCGAGTTAAGGCTCTCAGTTCAGCCATATAACCTAATGCCTTAAAGAATTCATCCTCTCCCATTAATGCATTACCTGGTAACTGAACAAACTTACCCCAGTAACGCAAGCCTTTAGACATAGCCTTGCCCCCATTACTATCACCAAAGTCTACATCAAACGCATCACGTGGTTGTTTATATTCTAACTTAGTAGCACCTTCTGATACATTACCTTTAAATCCTTTTATCCCAGCGTCTAAAGCATCTGACCAGGTAGTAAAATATCCTGTTGCATAGTCATGTGCTTCATTGAAACTAATCACTTCTGTTTTTTGTCTAAATACATTCTTTCTTACTGATCCAATAAGAGCTGCTGCATAGCGCTCAGGTGACTGTATTGCTCCAAAAGCTAAGTTACCAACAGTATTCTTCATGTGCGTTAATGGAGAGGACAGTAGTCCGTTAATCCATGTGGTAAGCCACATATCCTTAGCTATGCCTGGTAGAGTCTTCCATCCAAATCGCATACGAGAAGCATGCGCTTTTGCTTCAGTAGTAGGTAGGGCTAGGAACTTAGTTGCTCTATCTACAGTTTCATCAGTACCGCCTGTGAGCTTAATCAACTCTTCCATCTCAACACCACCACCAGTGGCTTTTCTAGCTACTCCAAACATTCTCAAAGACCTACCAATATCAGCGGTTCTACCTTCAACAGCCTTAGATAGTTCACCAGCTAAAGCAAACAACTGGTCAAACTGTACAGTCATTTCATCAGTTAATGTGCCATCAGCTTTTGCCTTGACTACCTTTTTAGCCATCTCTTCTGTTTGTTGTACTACGTTTAACTGCGCAAGTAACATCTTATGTATTTCTTTTGGGTCAGCTACTGTTGGGTTCTTAGGGTCCATTATTCTGGATAGATATTCTGGAGTATAAGGCTGAGATGTTTTTAAATAAAGGTCAGGCATATCAACGCTCTTAGTCATAAACGCTTGTGCGTCTTCAGCATTGTCAAATGTTTTAACCGCAGCGTCTCCGTTATAAACCATGAACTGCCTCTTACTTAAACTAGCAGCAATTTCTTCTAATGGCATTACTACCTTATCTACATTGTTGGCATCACCAACTACTTGGATAAACTGCTTTAGTGAGTCTGGGCCATCAATTTGATTAATATTAGTTCTGGTATAGTTGGGTCCTTCTACTCGCTTACCTTTCTTTGTATACTTAACGTCAGATGGAGTTCCAGTGATCGGCTTAGTTTCTGCATTAGCCAATAAGTCAGCAGCATTCTGTTGTTCACCATAAGGAACAATAACATAATCATCGTTAGTAATAGGATCTTTACTTCTAGCAGCAAAGGCAGCAGTTTTCTCAGTATCAAGACGTTTCTTAGCTTTTAGTATTTTAGGAACAAAGTCACCTATTCCCGCAACCTGTACTTTCTCTCCCTCAGCAAACATACTTTCACCATCAAACTGAGCATCAGTTGCATTTATAACCTCTGGATCAACCATTGGTTCAGCAGCTATATCTTGTCCAGCCTCTTGACCTACAGGAACTTGTGATAAGACTTCTGCCTCTTCCGTATCAACAGCTGAAGCTTCTAGCTCGTTAAGTCTTTTTTCTAGCGATGTGTCTTGAATAGCCATAGTTACTATTGTCCTTTTGTCTCTTTAATTTTTACTTTCCCTACTGTGACATCATCTACCAAGGCTTTCACTTTACCAACACCTGCTTTTGCAGTGCTTGTAACGGCTTTACTTGGCCCAATAAACTCAGTAATAAACTCAAATGGTTCACCCATTCCTTCTACGTCCCAACCAGCTTCAGTTAATGCATCTCTAATATCTTCAGTCTTGAATGGTACTGCTTCGTATCCTTGAATAAATCTATCTCCAATAGACATACCTTCTGCATGAGGTTCACCTTTATAGTTGCGTGGTGATATAGTATTCATCAATCCACTAAGTAATCCTGCTACTTCGCCAGGTGTGCCGCCAATTCCAGATATTAATCCTTTCAACGAACCACTAGCCACTTCAGGTACTACTTCCTTAAATGCTTCTGGCATAGCTGCTAACGCACCTGGAGGCCCACCCATTTGAGCAAGAAAAGGTACTCTACCTAAACGCTCATCTTCTGCGTCCATATACATTGCATCTAAATTAGCTTCGAGTATTTCCATTACTTGTTGTCCTCAATAACGTCATCAGTAATAATCCCTTGTCTTAACTTTTCAATCTTATTGCGTTGGTTTATCAATACATTTTTGTCTGAAGGATTAAGAGGTTTGTTTGTTGTAGGGTTAGTTAATCCATTTATCTGTTCGTCAGTTAATGTAAGGAATGTCTCCATGTCAAATTTCTGCCCAGTAGTTTTCCATATAGGGTCAATGTATTTATTGTATCTATTTTTCTCTGTCTTAGTAATATAGATATCCAGCTGTTCATTAGCAATACTTTCAGCTAATTCAATATCCGAAAAACTACCATCACCCGATCTCCCTCGTTCTCGTAGAGCTTTCATATACTGTTTCTGAGCAGCGTTAAGTATCTGCTTCAATACATTATCACCGCTAATCTTGAGTTGTGACATATCAAACACACCTAAGGTTTGAGCAATAATTCTATTTCCGTCCTTATAGTCTCCAGTGTATTTTCTATATTCAGCATACAATTGAGCTTTTTGTTTTGATGTTACCTTTCCTGTTGATGCTAGTTGTTTAATCTCAGCACGTCCTATAACACCAGCAGTAATTTCAGACATTGCAATATCAAAGTTATCTATTTGTGAGGTGCTTGGTGGTGAATCTTCCCTAATACCATTAACGAATGTACGTGATATTTTAATACCATTATCAGTCATAGACTGGAATAGTTGATCCTCAGTTATTTCGTTATCAAGGAACTTAACATACAGGTCTGACTCTAAGTTAAAGTTCATCTCATTAGCAAGCTCTCTTTCTTTTTGCTTAATCTCTATATCATTATTTAACGTATCAACAGCAGCTTGTCTTATGGCAGCAATACCTACAGAATTATCCAAACCTTGTGACCTCATCAATGCGTAGTATGGATTGTTTTTTGATGGATCTTTTCTGAAAGATGCTATTAGATTATTTTCAAGGATATAATTACCTACAACTGCAGTTACCTTATCTCGCTTAACTTGTTTGTATTTAGATACATTTTCATCATAATTCTCAGGGTCTCTTTGAGCTAATGCATCAAACTGCATGTCACGTTCCTGTAACATCAAATCTAAGTCAATTGGATTCTTTACTCGAGTGACAAGAGATTCCATGTAGTCAGCAGTATTATCAAGCTCAGTCTGAATGACCACTCTGTCCTTGCTTAAGGATAAAGCATTCTGTCTATCAATAGAATCTTGTACTACAGAAAAACCAACTTGCGATGCTGCTGCTCTAAATGATGCTTCTTGGTCAGGGTCCATTCTTCCTAGTACCCTAGCATAACCCTCAATACCCGCATTCATTTCAACGACTACGCTCTCAGTATCCCCCTGATATACGCCAGTCTTAATGTCTGAGCTAAGCACTTTAAACTGTGTCGTAAGTTGGTTCAATAAATCTTGCTTAAGTAATGCGCCTTGCTGTACCCTTGCTGCATCACCAAAAGCAGTGCCACCTTCAACTAGAAGTTTGCCAGGATCTTGTCCTTGAGAGATTGAGTCTCTTATTTGTTCTATAGAAGGTCTGTTTTGTACTCCATATTGCTTACCTCTTACCGCTGCCTGTTCTCTGGCTTCACCAAAAGCTACCTTAGAAATTCTATCTAACTTTGATTCTAATGATTGTGATCCAGCAATAAAAGCCCTGGTATCCGCTAAGTCAAACTTCTGCGTACCTTCAAGTGTTATATACTTTCTTCTGTATCTTCTTGGGTCTTGTGCCATGATGTTATCCCGTTGCCTCCGGTGCTGATCCTATCTTAGAATATTCATAACCAGCCTCGGCTAACTTAGCAGCTGAACCTAGGATTCCACTTTGATATGCTGCCTTACCGGCTGCGGTATATATACCACCTTGTACATTACCACCTAACACAGCGTTCTTAGCGTTCATATAATCATACATTAAATCGTTTCCAGCATCTGTGCTACTGATGGTATTGACTAGAGCAGTTGATCCATCCAAACCAGCAACACCGCGTGCATATCCTATAGTAGTATTAGACGCTATGTTTCTTCTTAGTTGGTCAAGAGTTTGGTTAGCACGCATTTCATACTCCAATGCCCTGCTTTCACCTTCTGCCACTGCTTGAGCTGACTGCACTTGAGCTGCAGACTTTGCTGCCGCACCCTGTTGCATGCTTTGCATGGCGCTCATTACACTTCCAATAACCCCTAATACTTCCATATTATGTTCCTTGATGTACTGATAGTTTATATTCCAAGCCTAACAATGTAAGCTTTAATGGTGCGCTTTGCGTCACAGTAATCTTTCCTTCCTGGTTATAACCTAGTATACCATGCAACGTCTTAATGCCAGTAAATGTTGGTACAGGACTTCCTAATGCACCCTCACCTAATGTTCTAATAGGAACTAAGTTTCCATTGATTACAATATTCTGTGTTTCCAATAATACTGCACTCACTTCTACTATTCTCTTTCTAAATCCTAATCTTGTTCCTGTTTGTATTTTCAGGTCAACGGGCATAGTTACAATATTAACCTCAATAGGTAACCCAACCTCACTAGACGTAGATGGAGGGTTAGTGAAAGTAATAGTTCCTCCGCTTGGGACAGTCTGGTTTAACTCAACATAACCATCAGACAGTACATTTACATCAGCACCTTCTAAGTGAGCCATGTTGGCTGTAGTAGATGTAGTGCCAACAACTCCGCAATCAGTTAATGAATTGTCATCAAACACCTCAACGAAATACTTATCTACCCCATCATCAGCTCTTTTCACTACAGTGTATATGTCTGTAATATCTACACCTACATCAATGTATGATCCTGTTGTAGTAAACTCAGATGGCGCAATAACATTCTGTATCCTTAGCAAAGAGAATACTGCCATCGTTCCATCATCATCATTAACGATAAATAATAAGTCATTCTCATCTGTTGCAACAGCTCTTCTAATATCCATACGTGTTGGACCTTTAAGAAGATGCCCGGCTAGTAAAGATATTTTAGAAGTAATGTAAGTTAGCTGTGTATCTGAATAAGCCAACTCTGACAGTTGCTTTCCTTGTCTCTGTATAAATAATGTCCCAGATTCTAATTGCTTAACTCTAACGCCTTCCTTAGAGCCATTACGTGATGTAGTGGATAAGAAGAAGTCTGTTGGAGTAATCGGAGTTAATCCTTCTTGCGGAACGTAGAACTCACCACCCGTAGTAAACACTTGCAAATCACGGCCAGAAATAATATCAGTGATAGCATTAAAAGTATTAGTATCAAGGGTAGCTTCAACAGCGTCATCATCAAGTCCTTCCACGGCTTCAAAGTCAAAAAATAGTCCTACCTTAGATCCCCATATGGTTGACGGTCTCGACTTCGAGCCACCAAAATATAATCTTCCTTGATGGAAAGTAACAGTTCTTGGCCATCCTTTAGTTGCTGACCATACACTCTCATAACCTGTTTCTAGTTCCCAACTGCCACTAGCTACAGCGGTAGTATCAAAGAACGGAAATTCTGTTACTACATTGACTGTTGTAGTGTTGACATACTTAACAATCCTAGCTCTTCCTTGTGGAGATGCATTAATATATTGACCAACATGCCCTGCGTTAAATACACCAGATGATGCAGTAATCGTTATCTTACCTGACACATCGCTAGGTGTTATAGTGCCAGCTGGATTAGCTGTTGCTAAAGTAAATGCATACTTAGGGATAGAGTTAAATGGGATATTAGATACAGTCCAGTCAGTATCTGAAGCGCCACGTACTATTTGTTTAGACTCTAAATCTTCATGCACAACAATGAGTGTATCAGCAGATTGTGTCCAACACATGTTAGCTAAATAAGCACTACCAATACCTGTGCTTGTTTCTGTATGAACTAATGCTTTGTTTTTATATACATACATTGTATCGTCAGTAAAGCACAGCATATAACTATCATCTACTGAAAACTCAAAGTGAATAAGCCTTACGCCATTAGCAGGTGAACCACCAAGTTCGTTAATGAACTTTGTACCCTGTCTTCTAGTCACCCCACCTTGCGGTTGACAGATAACATTTTGTGCAGTTTCTAAAGCATTCTCGTAAGCTTTAAGATCAACACGAGACCTTACAAGTGGATCTAATTCACCTGTAGTAAAGTTCGTTTGTATGCTTACAAATCGAGCCATTAATACCTCACATCAATTAATGAGAAATCTTGGAATGCGTTTGTAGGTTGTCCTTGTCCGTCAATACTCATTGCTTGGCGCATAAATCCACCACGACCATTCTCGCCTGGAGTTCCTTGAGCCACTGCTCTCCAATAGTCAGACTTTTCTGTTTGGTCTGTAATGGGTAAAGCAATATGCCAAGTTAATTGGTATTTAAGTAACTGAACAAAGTAATGCGGCAAAGCAAACTCAGCTACATTATACTGATAATCAATATAAACCTTTTCATAATCTGTAAGTATCTTATCACCCATTAATCTATATTCTCTTCTTACTGGGCCACCAATGTCAGCAGTATCATATACAGCTCTTGGAACGCCAACCATGTCTGATGGCATTTGATATTCATACTTGTATTCGTTAGTTGGTGTCGTAATTAGCCTGGCTAACTGCACCTTTTTAAATGAGAAAGACCAGGGGTAACTGGCCAGTGTTTTAATCTTAATGTCCGGATAAAGTCGGTCACAAATGTTTGCCTCATCCGTTCCTTCCGTAAATGAAGATATAGGGTTAGCCCCTAACATCAACAATGCGTCAGAACATATTTTAATATCGGTATCACCTGTTGCCATTTACTTTCTCCAAATGTGCAAATAGGTGAGAGCCTAAACTCCCACCTTCTGCATTATTACTATTACTAAGCTACGCTTATTGCAGTACCTGCTGATACGTCAACAACGCCAGAAGCGTTTGTTAGTACAACATGAACATACATTGTTGGCGCATCTGAATCATAGTTCCAGACAATATCACCAACTTTAAGTAAGCTAGATACTTCATTGAAATAGCCTGAAGCTGCTACTGCTGTATAAGCATCAGTAGTTGTGTAGTTCCAGGTTTGTGGTGCATCACCAGCTTTAGACTGTCCGCCCGCCGCTACTAATCCGTCTTTATTAAAAGCCATTTATTTTCTCCTAATATTAAGATTCACGACATGTGAGTTGAACAATACCTTCAGCATCGATTGCAACTGATGCAGCAGAGAACATAGCATTCACAAGGAATGATGTTTTTTCTGGTACATAGTTAATCTCTGTCTTAGGACCAATACCTTCAGCATAACCCATAGATTGTTTATGGAATGCAAAAAGAGTTCTATCTAAAGAACCATCAACAGCTAAACCACCTTCAGCACGATCGCCTAATGTGTGGAATGTGAAACCTAAGAATGTATTGATTTCACCAGCAACTAAAGCTTTAACAGTGTTAAAGTCAGATGATGTTACTGCTGTTTCTGATAATAAAGATGCTAGGTTGTTAGCATGAAGAATGATGTGACGATCTTGCGGTGGCACGTTATTCTTATCTAGTAACTTCTTAGCTTCACGTAGTTTAGCTACGTTAAGGTTTGTGTCAGTACCACCGATGTCGTTGGCAACTGTGTTAGATGTACCTGAAGCAGCAAGTGCGTCAAGAATAAGTTGATCTTGTCTACGACCAATAGCGGTTGCTACTACTTGAACCAACTCTTGTCTTTCGTCAAAATTAACTTTTTGTTGCATGAAAATGTCTGAGTATTCAGCTGCATTCCAATCTTCAAGTGTAGCTGTTACTTGACTGAAGTCCACGTTAAGTGGAGTTACGTCTGTTTGTGGTACACGTAATGTAGCCACGCCTTTCCCAACTTTAGGGAATTTTACTGTTGCACCTTCAACGCCGCGTCTTTGTCTAGTTGCACCAACCAATTGTGCTTTCGCTTGGTAAGCCTGATGAACTTCGGCATCAAAGAGTGTTACAAAAGCATTAGATAATCCAATAGCCATTGTTGTTTCTCCTTAGAAATTAATAAAATAAATTAATCGCTGTGGTATGCCAGAGACCTGGGCCAGTGCTTGCTATTTACGATAGCCATTCGACAAGGTTACTTGCGTTAAGGGTTGTATTTAGTGGTGCTTTACAATATGCCTTACCCATGAATATACCACAGATAAGGCTTATTTGCAATGAATTACGAGTTGAAGTTCTGAGCGAACGCTCTTTCTACTTTAGCTCGATAAGATGGGTCAGTTGTGTATAAAGGATCAGACACCATTTGGTATAACTCGTCCTTAGATGGTGCGCCTTCAACTGGAGCAGCTTCAACAGGAAGTCTGCCTTCGTATGATGATCTAAGTTTTTCTAAAGCATTTAAGCCTTTGGCAGTACCGCCCATCACCTTAAACTCTTCAAAGTCACCCTTAGACCAAACGCCTTTATTAACAAGACCAGAAGCCCATTTAACCATGCCATTGATTCTTGCATCAGCATTAGGTCCTAGTTGCTTCATCTCATTTTCTACATTTACTTGATAGGTATTGTTTTGATCGCCTTGCATAGATACAACTTGACCAACCAAACTATCTAGCGCTACTTGACTAACGCCATGTTCTTTTGCCCAACCCATTACATGCTCTCTAACTGGATCGTCCTCAGGGGTATCACCAAAAGCAGATGTGTCATACTTACCATCGGCTGGTGCTTTATGTTTACCTTGTGATATTTGTTTACGTAGATCAGTCCAAGATTTTGCTATGGCTTCTAAATCTGGTTCGGCTTCTTCACCTTTCCAAAAGTTTTCTGGCCACCAATCTGGTCTTTCTAGTGGGGCATCATCTTCATTCTGAGCCTCGAAGTCTTCCTTTGCTTTAAGCTCTTCGGGATCACGATGATCTATTTCTACTTGGTTTGTATCTGTACTAGCTTCCTCAACTTCTGGTGATGCTCCATCGAGTAGGCCAGTCGATTCAGTTTCCTGAACACTAGGCTCGATTGCTTCTTCCATTATAATTTCCTTGCTCTAATTATCCTTGCTTCTAAATCCCTAATTAACGAATTTTGCCCTTCTCGATAAAATGCATAACTAGGATCGCTTCCCGGCAAGGCTACGGGTTGCTCCAAAATAGACTGGCGTAACCAATCCATCAGTTTCTTTCCGTCTTCATCACCTAACACTCTTAATGTTAAGCGATCTAAATCATCTCTAGCTTGACTAACATCACGTACGTCAAGAGGTAGTGCTTGTTCTAAATCGTCCCATCCAGCCATAATCTATCCTTATTGTTGCATTGCTTGTTCAGCCATCTGTGTTGCCATTTGCCCGGCTGCTTCAGGGTTTTGTTGTGCCATCTGTTGTGCCATCTGTTCTGCTTGTTGCTGCATCATTTGGCGCTCAGCTGGTGTTGGTCTAAGCTTCTGAGGTACGCCTAACTTCTCCGCAATGTAGTCTAGCATCACATCTACTTTAATTGCCATTTGACCTTGTGGTCCAGCTTGCTGTGCAATCTGTGCATATTGTAGAATGTTTTGTACATCATCCATGTTCTGTGCCATAGCCAATGGAGCTACTGGAGCAATCTTAATTTCCAATCCATTTACTTTTAATGGCAGATCAATGATACCTTTTTGATCCATCACTTGCAGCATCTTAGAAACAATAGGAATCATCGTTTCGTTAATTAATCTTCCGAATGCTGACCCTAGGTTCTGAGATAACTCTTTCATACGCTCAACAACTTCTGTTGCAGACCTTGCACTCATGTTATCAGGTGGGAGACTTTCGTCAAGTAGGACACGTTTAATGTTTGCACGTAAGTCGTTAATAATAATTTGAGATACGTTAAAGTCACCAGCTCTTGGTAATGGTCGTAGTGACTCACCTTGTGGTCCACCATTACGTGCTACAGGAATAATTGCTCCAGGCATAATCTTAACTGTATTAGGATTCAGGACACCATCATCAGCAGCTGTGTACACGCCACTAATAGCTAGAGAAGCATTCTTTAGTAGTAACTCTAATGTTTTATTAAGTGTTTTAATATCCGGTAATGCAGTGATGAGTGGCCCACGTCCGTATATTTCACCAGCTACCTTAGAGTATCTAGCAACAATCCAAGGACTATAAGGCATACGTTTATATAGCAGCTCCATCTTAGAGTCTTTGTGTATTACATGGTAACAGTAATCACCACGCTTCTGATCTAGTAAAGTAGCTTCAATTAACTCTAACTCTTCTGTTGGCTTCTGGTCAATCTTTTTTTGTAACTCTTCTGGAATCTTAATGTCCGGCCATTGTCTTTGTAATGCTTCGCCTTTGATGCGCATACGTCTGTACACATTATCAATGTTACCATTAGCGCCTTCTTCTAAAGATACTAAGAACTGAGGAACTGGAATAAAGTTTATTGGTGAAACATCATCACCTGGCTGTACCATCATTACAGCAGTACCCACAGATAAGTCTAGTAAGAACTCACCAATAGCAATGTCAAAGTTAGATTGCTTGAGTGTGGTAAACATCACGTTACTGTATGAGTCTAATGCTGCTTGTGCTTCAGCCTTTCGGTCTTCAGGAATATCTGGTCCTGGTTCTAATCGACACCATTGTCTTTGTGGAGGGAATACGCCAGACTGCATTCTGTTAGCAAAGCGTTGTGTAGAGTTAATGGCAGTAGAATCAAACACACGATTCATCTTTTTATTACCACCTACCTTGCCATCATAATGTCCATCATAAAGGTTACGTTGTGGCAATGCAAACTCATATGCTTCTTCATACAAGTTTCTAAAGTCCTCTTTTTTTGTTAAAGCTTTCTCATGTCTATTTAAAACATCTTCAGCCTTTAGTCTCATCATTGCTACCATGATTATCCTTTTTTATGTCTATTTGCAAAATTACGTGCTGCCTCTTTACTACCAAAACCCCATTTCTTTAATGCAAGTTTTAATCTTGTTGGTCTACCTTTCTCGTCTGTTAAAGGTCCAGCCATACCGCTAAAACGAGCAGCGAAAGATACACGCCGACTATCAGTGCCAGATCCTTGCGGTCTTTTAAGGTTAGCACCTTCTGTTTTTTTAAAGTGTTTTCTTCCTGCTTCATTAAGTCCACCCTCTGGATTTTGATATTTTTTAGCAGGCATAGTTAAGCTTTCTTCTTTTTAGGAAAGCCAGCTTTCATCTGTGCATAAGCTTTATCAGATATAGTTGATTTCTTTTTAGTCCTGCTAGTACCTGCTTTCTTTCTTGCATTAATGTTTGCGTATAATCCTGGTTTATTCATACCATTCTAACTCCAAAGTTGCGTATTGTGCAGCATTGCTTACATTAGTTAATCGAACTAAATAAGTAGTTAATGGGCTTAAGATATATTCTAACGAACCACCATCACCACCACCTGCTTTCTTTTTAACCCCACCAGGTACTAACTCAGCAAATAACTCTGTTCCCACACTAGTTACTGTTGGGTCTAATAAAGCTGCTGTATTACTTGTGTTACTAATAGTGCGATTTCTTCTAACAGCGGTTACGCTAGTGCCACCTGAGGCAGTTGCTCCCTCATATAAATATAATTCTGCATCGCCACCACAAATTGCACCAAATGTTATGTGCATGTTTGTACCACTACCTGAGGCAATCACAAAATCTATTGAAGCACCATCTGCTAAAGGTGTACCATTAGTTCTGTTTTCATATAAAAAATATGCACGCCCTTCATGTAGCCTATGATGATTAGTATTAACAACGATTAGTGGTCTTTCACTACCAGTAACCTGCTGGTTATTATCTATGTCAGCTTGTGTTAATACAACGTACCTAGCATTCGTGGTATCTGATTCTCTTTTTACGTTAATAGCCATTACGCCCACTCACTGTATTGAATGCGCAAGCATCCTATATTAATTAAGAAGTGAGAAATAATCTCACCTGAATGCCATTCAGACTCAGTCCATTCAACACCAAAACCCATGCCCCAGTATAAATGCCAGCTCCACATATTACTTACTTAGAAGCTTTTTAATCATCTTTAACATTTTCTCTCTATCAGACTTGTTTCCTTTCTTTTCATCTTCGTAATACTTGTTATAACCTTCGTCAGTTTTCTTATCTATATTCTTTTCCATTTGCTTCTTCAGCATTTCTTTTTGTTTCTTTGTTAATTTGGGTTCTGACACTATTCCATCTCCTCTAAAAATTGACTATAATCTAAACTAAACTTAGCTCTACGATCAGCGGATACATCCTTGCTAAACTTCTTTCCTCCAGCCCAATGGTTATTAAACCAGAAGTTGTTAATAGTTTGCCTACCAGTAGTAACGTTGCTGATGTTCGCCTTGGGTTTTTGTAAAAAGTCGTACACTAGCAAAGCTGCTTGCTGTCCTACAGACAACTTACTAGCATCGAGCATTTGCTTTTCAATAATTTTTTTTGCATAAGATGGAACTGATTTGCCTTTAAGCTTGTCTAGTTCAACTGTATTGTGCAAATTATATACTGTTCTGTTTGCAGCAGTTAGTAGACTTTTAGGTTCAAACTGGAACAACCCCTTCCCTTTACCATCCAACCCTTGAGCTTCTGGGTCCATTCTTGATTCATGAAATGCAATAGGTAATAAAATCTTGTCTACAATAACCTCTCTAGTTATAGTAGGATCTTCTACTTGCTTAACACTTACCGCTCGATCTAATGCATCCAATGCATCTTGGTCAGCTAGTATTTGCTTCCTGATAGTTTTAATATCCATATTATAGTTTTTGTCCTGCTCCAAGAATAGATGCGGTTAATCCTAATCCACCTTCACCAAGGATCGGCAAACCTGTTGCCATGCCTTCTGTCCCAGGGATAGGCGCTTTAGCTAGCAACCCACCAGTGGCGCGCTTTAATCTTTTAGATGTTGCTTCTGACTTTGCAGATTCAGCTTTTGCTGTTTTAGTAGCTGCTTTAGATGCTGCTGTAATAGAGTCTAGTTGTGCTTGTGTTAAATCTTTTTGTTCCATTACATTTGTATTAAGTCTAGTTATTGGCGCACCATTTTCATACCGAGCATTAGGCATAGTTTTTCTGGGGACCATTCCTGAACCTGCTGTCTTAACAGGCATCCAAGAAGTAGTTACTCCGCTAAACATTCCACCATAACTTTCCATTAAATATTCTTTTCTTGGAGTAGAAATGCCTT